GTGGCAGAGCTCCTTTGACGATCGACTGCGAAACGGTGTACTCGGTGGTGGGAGCGGCGAAGAAGTCCTCTTCCTTGGCGGGGACTGCGTCGCGGGACTGAGTCATGCAAAGGAAATGGTCTACAACGTTGTCAGTGGCCGCCGCACAGAAAATGGTGCGGACTTTGAAGTCGAGGACCTCAGCACGGGGGAAATAACGAATGTATTCAGCGACCGCTGTGATCTCAGAGAGCAATTGACTCTTGGACCAAGAACAAGCGGTGCCAGCTTTATCGTCATTAGCGTGCTGAGCCTGGGTGAGGCGACCTACGAAGCGACGTTTCATGCCATTCCAAGCGTCGCCCAACACGCGCGGCGGGTTGGGGGAGGCCTGATTCTGCTGACCCTGATCGGCGGAAGTGGTGGCGGTGAATTGAAGGGACATGAGGACAGTGAATTGGAATTGATTGTAAAAGGTGAAGGAGAGGATCAAAGAAAAAGAGTGTGGTAAGTTAAGGTTATGCACGTCAGACCATGGGGAGAAGACCGGCGGCTGGCGCCAGAGCGTTGTAAATGCCTAGAGCGCGAGCTCGAGTCTTCCGGGCTTTCCGACCAGCGAAAAGGGGGGAGATGCTGCGGACCAGGGCGGCGAGGCGGTCGAGGCGGTGGGAGACTCCGGCCAGGGATTCGGAGAAGAGCTCGGCAGCGATCTCGGGGTGATCTTCGTGGAGAAGGTCGAGAAGCACGGCAAGGGCGTCAAGCTCATGGGGGCGCAAGTAGTCGAACAGCTCATCACCCATAGCGTAAGCGCTGCGAAGTTCCGTGGCGTAGCTGACGGCGACACGATCCTCGTCACCGGAAGCGGAAGCGTAGAGGTACTTGAGGAGGAGGAGCCATGGGTTGCGGAAGAGGCCCTTGGCGGTGACGAACTGACCGCAGAAGTCAGCAAGAGCGACGTAGAACGTTTTTGAAACGGTGCGGACCCACTTCGAGAAGACCTTGACCCAACCATCCGTCTCCAACAATTCTCCGTTGACGGCCATGTCATCACCACCGAAGAGGGCGGGCTGGGTGATCTTCCCATACTTGAGCGTGTTGACGGCCACGTTGTAACAAGTGTTAAAGAAGAAGGTACCAGGCTCGCCGGTGTCTCGAGCTATAGCCTTCACACCGATGCGAGCGGATCGCTGTCTCGACTTCCACAGAGCGTAGTAGTGGATCAACTCCTCGGGGACAGAGAAGTGACGGGCCATCGCGATTTCCATGTTGAGACTCTCACCGCCCTGGGTGGAATCAAAAGCAGAGAAATCGTTGATGGTATTGACCTTGGAGTCGTCCCAGAGTGGAGCGATGCGGTCGGAGAGCTCGGCGGGGGAAAGAGAGACGTTGAACACCACATTCTTGGGCGAGTAAGAGAGGACCTTGGCCTGCAAATAACGCACCACGGGACCGATGAGCATGATGACTTCCTCGTGACAGGTGGCAAGGGTCTGACCGGCTTTTGGCTTCTCAATAAAGAAGGCCTCCAGCTTGCTCTTCACTTGCGACTTGATCCAGTTGGTGACGGTGAGGACGGACTCGTCGGGATCGGCGCGGGAGTCATTGTTGAGGTGGGCGGCAAGGGACTTATCGTGGCGCTTGAGCTCCTGATCGTGGATGCAGTGGACGAAAAGGTCTTCGTCAAAAGCCTGCTGGTCGAAGGGAAGCTCCATGGTCCGGGCGAGGGCCTCAAACAGGACAGCTCCATGGATACCAGTGTTCCTGAGCTCAAGTTCGTTCGCGGCGTAAGAGGAACTCTTCAAACGGGCATCGTAAGTGAACTCGACGAACACCTCATCCTTAGAACTCTGCTTCGGGAACGCGTTGAGAATCTCTTCTGGAGGGGAGTCCTGAAACATCTCGGACATGCCAGCCACGGTCTGGAGCTCGCGACGCTCCCGCTGGGTGGGCTCAGGGAACTCGGCGGCGAGCAGAGAGGAGAGAGGAACGTGCGGGAGGTGAGTTCTGGGCTTGGGTGAGAGACAGGAAGGGCGGGCGGCGGGATCCTCGGGAGCCTCAAGTGGGGAGAAACCGAGGTAGAAAGGACGCTGATTCTCACTGGTGCGATCGAACAAGGTGGCGTGACCGTGGGTGGCTGCAGGAGGGACGGGACGCTTGGACCTGCGGCTCTCGAGGATGCGGGAGTGCTCAGCGTTGGAGAGGCGCCTGATTTCCATAGGAGCAAGGATGTCCGCAAAGTTCTCAGCGAAGTCGAAAACCTGCGACTTCAGGAGAGCTCCGAAGAAGGGATGGGCCTGCAACATCTCAGGAAGGGCCAAGCCACTGCTGAAACTAAGAACGAGGGTGTTCTTCGTGCGACAGACCAGCATGGCGAGATCC